ATTCATCCACTACACCTTCTCCAAAGGATGACAAAAAGAAGAACGTTTTTTCTAAAATAAAGGAGGGTATTGATGATAAAGAAGAACAGTTAGTAATTTTGTCCACTTTTGTGCGACTTGGAGTTGTTGTTTGGTCCGGATTTATCATTTCATTAAATTACATCACTCTACCTGCATTTGGACAGCAAGCACCTAAAGATATAACCTTCGTAGCGTCAGTGTTTACAGGGGCTTTAGCTAGTTTTGGCCTCCAGACAGCATCTAAAAAAGGCGATGGAACAATGAAGATGGATGACAAGAAAAAGGGTGGTTTAGGTGATATCAGTAGAGCCGACTTTGAACGCTTAATTGAAAAGATGTCCCAAGTAGGGCCAACTCAAACATTGCGTATTGAGCAAGCGCCTATTAAAATTACTACAGTGGATAACAAGACCTCTATTGAGTCTTGAATTTGAATGTATAGGAAGAGCAACATGAATTGGGCAGCTCTTGGATTTGGAACCTTTCTCGGAGTCACTAACATTGGCTTAATGGGTTCCTTAATAGGCAAAGGCAACTTACCTGTTGTCGATTTTCCAGTAGGTAGCTATACGTCATATGAGATGGAAGCTACAAAAGATGGTTATAAGATCAGATACAACGCTAATGATCCGAAGGTAATGGTAAAAACAAAGGATATTGTGAAGCCATCAGGGATATTTAGTAATAAGACTTCAACTATAAATCTTTATGAAGAGTACACGATGAATGGAAAAGCCCATTTAGAAGGTGGAGAGGATGCTGCAGGGCTTACAGCTAAGGAGATAGCCTGTATAAAGGCAGAAGGAGCAGGAGGTTCAACAGGAGGTCTTGTAGGAGCCTCTGTAGGGGCTCAGGCGGCTCCAGCCTTATCAGGTATACCAATAATAGGTTGGATAGCTGGAGGATGGGTGACAATGTTTGGTCAGAAACAAGGAGCAAATATTGGTGGCGATATAGCAAAAGCTGTGGAAGGCTGTTAAATGCCTATAAATAGTGTGTCTCCAGCGGGTTTAGACTTTATCCGTATCTTTGAGGGTGCATATTTATCGCCAGAGGTTGTAAGTAAATTAGAAAAAGATGTTGCTGAACTGATTACGGCTCCTATTAATCAGAATCAATTCGATGCCTTATTTTCTTTTGCCTCAAATATGGGATTAGAAACTCTTTCTAATTCTCAATTACTTAAACGTATAAATGACTTAGAGGACCCTTCTGAGGTTGCTGCTGATGAATTACATAAGTGGAATAAAGAAGGTAGCAAAGTGTTTCAAGGACTTTCTAGAAGGCGTTCAGCGGAGTTAGAACTGTTTTGTCATAAGCCACCTGAATTTAAGTGGGGTTGGGCCTCTATTACTTCTAAGTGTCATACATACCTAAAGAAGCGACCAGTTGCTGTAAATCAGCTTAATTCTGAGGAAAAAGCGAAGATTTATTCGAGTCGTTTAATTCGTCGTTGCCGGATTATCGAAAGGACGGAGGGGCATACTTATTTGGAGTTAGGTTATGGTTTAGGAGAATGGTGGGTTCTTGATAGACACTGGGAGGGTTTAAAAACCGAGGTACGCATTCATCCTTATGTTTTAGATGGTGACCTTATGCGCCTAAGGGATTTCCCCTATATGCATATGCCAGAAGAAGAGAGTGAAGGATGGGGCATTAGTCAGTGTTGTGCTATTGCTATGTGTTTAAAATACTTTGATGCACCTGCTATTAACTGTGTTAATGACTATATGAACGTTGTTAATAAGTACGGTAGGTTGAATTTTCGGGGTAATCATATACAAGCAATGAAAGAATTTGGTTTCTCCGCCACGTTTAATCATGTCACAGCGACAGAGGATATAAAAGATAATCTCAAACAAGGTTTACCAGTTGTAGGTGTTATTGCCGGACGAAGTATTCGTCAGGTAGGAGGTAAGGCGCATAGCGTTGTAATAACTGGTTATGATGAAGAGAACTGGTTAGTACAAGATCCTTTTGGTGCCTTGGATTTAATTTTAGGGAGGTGGAAAGATAGAGGTGCTGACGCTGGTAAGAATATTCTTTACAATGCAGAACTTTTTAATAAGAGACTTTCTATTGGAGGAGGTGTTGATGGATGGTGTTGGTTAAATTTTCGTGAACATTCGGTCGAAGATTAAGTAGAAGTATTCTCCTAAGTGGAGTTATTTCAAACGAAGTTATTATGACTGAAGCAGTTAAGCCTCTTGAGGATCAATTACAAGATCAAAAACAGCAATTAGAGGAAAATATCAGACAAACTGAGGCACAGATGTCTAGACTTAAAGAACAGTATTTGAAGGTTTTAGGTGCTCTTGAATTTGCTGCAATTCAAAAACAAGAAGCTGAAGGTACTGACACCGATTCCACTGCTCCTGAGGATGTAACCTCCTAAAATGATGTTAGGCGAATTAAACAGAAATCGATATAAAGCCTTAGAGTTACTAGCAGAACATGTACGAGCACCTTCTCGTGAATTATCTCTTGATGCCATTATTTGTGACGTTAGTGATGAAGATCTTCGATGGGTTACAGATAAGATTCATTATTATTTGCTTAAGCTTTTAGAAGATGCTGACTATGATCCTGCGGAAGAAGAAGCGATTGAGTACGTAAATTAGAAAATATACAAGTTTATGCAGATTACAGTTTTGACAAGGATGCAAAGTAACTGTGTATCATTGCGAGCAGGATCTCCTAGCCCAACTAATTGTTTTATCACCAAAGAATGCTCGACGCGAATTTAGACAACATATTTTTGAAGCTTGGAATTGGAAGTGTGCTTATTGTGCCAAAGAATTAGATGATTTAACTGCGACGATTGACCATATAGTTCCTAAATTTAAAGGTGGGCATAATGTTAAATCCAATATGTGCTGTTGTTGTTCTTCCTGTAATAGAGAAAAAGGCTCAACTTTCTTAGAAGAATGGTATACACCAGAGTTTAGCTCCTACTGCAAGGAAAGATTTGTTAAAATAAAGAATTGGATGGAGCAAAAACCAAGCTCTATTAAACTATTATCAGCAGACAAGGTACACCCTTATATCGCAAATGACTTCTACATCGGATGGGTCACAAGTTGACTCACAATCAAAAGCATTTTTAGACGAATATGTTAAAAATCCAGAAAGGTGGATAGGTAAACGTATTGCTGAAGATTTACCAGATCCTGGAGATGGTGCTCTTAAAGGTTCTGTACGAAATGATATTAAAGGAAAAGTTGATGCTGGTGTTATCCGAATTTAAACAGGACTCCAACTTCTCCACCATTTAGTAATTATATATTTTTTACCTGAAGTAGGTGGTAAAGCTTCGTGTATTGTTTTTACATTATTAGTACCATCAATATTTCTATTATTCCAAGCTAAAAGAGTACCTTCTTTCGGTTTCATTTTTATATTTACATTAGGAAAATGAGTCTCTCCTCCTTCTTCTACATCGTTAAGATAAAGCATAGTAGTCCAACTTCTTTGTCCTCCCATTTCCGTATATATTTTTAAATCTTCATCTAAAAAATAGTCTGAATGTGATTTATAAAATTGACCAATTTCATATTTTTGACCCATCATACCTTCTCCAATGAAAGGGTGTAGTTGCATTACATCAACTATTTTTTGATCTATTTCTTTAAAAAAAGGATGATATATCCAGTTAAGAAATACGGTACTACTGGTTCTTTCATCTTTTTTATGGACTCTTACATCGTCTTGAGAACCAACATCATGCAGTACTGCTGGTACTGCATTTTGTTCAATATATCCTCTTAATAGTTGACAGTCGATCTCAGATAAAAAATTATCAATATAATAAAGTTGTAGATCTGGATTATCTACTTTTTTAGCTTTTTTTGTTATTGCACAATTATAAAATGCTTCAAAATTTATTTTTTTTGGAGGAGCTTTAAAATTACATGCTTCTACTAACCATTCAATTTCGTTATCATCTAAATTATAAACTTGTTTACAATGCCTCGTGGCAGCTACTTTTGGTGTACCACTTATTACATATTCAATTAAAGTGTTAATAGCTGCTCTTTTTTTAGACGAAGCCATATTAAAATCAGTTTATAAACTAATTATATAGAAAAATGGAGTTAATGGCATTATCTTTTATTCTGTTTTTTAGTAGTACCTATTGTTGTAGTAGTCTTTTTCTTCGCCACGATGCACATTTACATAGGGAAAAATCATTGAAAAAGCAGTATCATATCTAAGTTTTTATTGCCGCTCAGTTCATCCTTGGTAAGATAACTATAAGGTTTTAGCTATTTATGGATGCAATCGAGCTTCCTATGGACGTTGAATTTCAAATTCACGCCACTGCATTAGCGATTCAACAATTAGATCGTGATGATTTAGAGGAAGCCTTTATCGAAATGCTCCATCAAAGAGCGTTGGATCGCCAAATGTTCTTTGGTGTTCTAAAAGATCACGGCATTGACGCCGACATTAAATTCAACATCTCCACGTTGGGACAGGTTACTTAAATACTATGGCTACGCGCACTATTGAAGGCACTTTAGACACTCTTAGTGTCGATGCTGGCTCTGAAATTACTTACCTTGGTGCTACGTCATCAGGTAATCCAGGAGAGGCTATCAGAGCTTTTCGTGTAAATCCAGGTGGAACTGGAAACATCATTGTAAAACTTGATAGAACCAGTGGTGTTAACACAATGAAGATTTTCCAAGAAGATGATTACAACGGCAGTAGTGCTGCTACTGGATATACTGTTTTCTCAAATATTGCTAAAAACGGTAAGGAGAAAGGAGCCGTTGCTGTAGCTGTTACTAATGCTGCAAAAAATTATGTTGTGTTACTTAATTTAGATGGTTATTCTGAAGTAAGTTATAACGGCAGCGTTGACGTCCCATAAAAAGGAAGTTGTAAAGCAAAAATGGAAAGAACACCCTTTTCTTACTAGTAAGGGTATAGGACTTATAAAAAGTTACTCTCCTGCCCGTACTTATGTAGGTATGGGTAGGTATGCGGCTTACAAAGATTATGGCGAGGACATTTGGCGTATTGGGTATGGAAGTAAGAAACTTGGGAAAAGGTGGCTAGGAGCCAATGATATTGCTACAGAAGAAGAGATCGATCAACAATTAATAGAAGATTTAAAGGAGTTCTCTGACTTAGTTTCTAAATATGTTTTTGTACCTTTAAACAGTAATAGAAAGGCCGCAATACTTAGTTTTGCATACAGTATTGGTATTAGTTCTTTAAAAACTTGCCGACTCCTTGAGTTAATTAACAATAATGCCAGTAAGACTGCACTTATTCGTGAGTGGAGTCCTTATATCAATCGTTTGTGGTCGTCAGGTGGAGATCTGATAGTAGATCAACGTCGTATGGAACTGGATACGTATCTGGCCCCTGACAAGACAATTCCAACGTTTGTTCCTCATCGGTGTCATTTAAAGAAATGCTTATTGAATCTCCCTGAGACGTATACTGGGGCTCCCAATCAGTTGAAAGCAGTTGAATATCTTGAGAAAAAGGTACTTGAGTGGGACCCGTCTGGAGAGGTTTTACGCCGTTTTTTTCGTTATTGGGAAGAGAAGCCACGTAGTTTAGGATCTCCCCAGCGGAAGAAGGGTCTCGATTAATCATATCAACTGCATCCATTAGAGCTAGTTCTGGATTGTCTTCGTATGCTTTTTTTATAGCTTCATAATTCATTAGTTTCTTCTTTTTGGCGATTTAATCCTATTCTAAGCAAAACTAAATATCCAATCAAGTCTTGTATTACATCTTCATCAGTTGCTATTAAACCAGCTCCTTTTTTAATTCGATTTAGTTTGTCATCGATTCTTACTAATAATTGTTCTACAGCATTAGATTTACTGAAAATTCTTGAAGGATTTAAAGCAGAATCTCCATATTGTTTATTTTTATATAGTAATAGCTCCTTTATATCGTCACATACAGCAGCTATTTGTAATTGAGTCTCAGTCATTGGTAGGCTGGGATACGGAATATTTATAAATGACAAATCAGATTTGTCCATGAACTTTTAGTTTAACCTCTAGTTAATAACTTTACCTATATGTGAAAAGATTTCCACAAATTCATCTGCCTGCTGGAAACCAAACTCCAATTTTGGTAAATATATGAAATAGCCCCAGAACATAGGAGATTTCAAGGTAAATAACTCTTTTCCATGGATTGTATTTGATCTTTCGTAAGGTATACAGACTGGGAAATCCCACATTTCTGGTAATATTCGCATCATTTCAGGGTAAGTCGTGAAAAATAATGCTTCAGGAATATTTCTTAATTTCCATTCTCTCAATAGTCGTTGAAACCAAACGACAGAGGGTGCTTTTGCTGCTCCACCAGCTCTTTTGCTCCATCTCCAAGTACCTCTTTGTTTACTGAAAGAACATCTTCCGTAGGTAGGAGGAAATAGATAAGTTGTACCAGTCCAAGGATCTTCCATATTTAAGCCATCCTCTTTTAATGTATATATTTTTTTTGCTCTTATGAATTGTGCGTTTGCATGGTGAGTAGAGCAAGGATCAAGGTCAATATCGCCTAATAATGCACTTATATAGGGTATATATTCTGCAGGAGTTAACCAATCATCCTCTATATGGAGGATTCTTCCAAGAATAAATTTATATTGTCGCCA